TCCCATCACGGGGTTCGGGAGTAGGCAGCATCGAAGGCCTCGTCCATGACACCTTACGTTTTCCCGCTTCGCGGGTTTCAGTAGTGCGTGGGGTACGATCCGTCATCGGTTCATCTCCTTCATTAATTGCGCCGCATATTGTTCATTAGACAGACCAAGCCGCTTGGCGAGAGCGACCTGCGTTGAGGTCAGTTGCACTTTGCGTGGTGTCTTTCCGCTTCTAGCGGCGGGGGCGACCACGTTACCAGCCTGACGATGAGGTGCTGCTTCCTCAATTTTCCCACCGTCAAACCTATCCGGAAACACGCGGCGAACCGCGCGATCAATCTGATTGTAATACTCATCGCTTCGCGGATCAACTCCACTTCTGACGAGCTTCTCGTGGAGACCATAGGCATAGCCAGTCATCTCCGAATCCTGCTCAAACCAAGGATTCTTCTTGGCCCAATCTAGCGCCTTGTCGTCGGGACGCGGCACTCGCGGTTGAGGCTGCGCATATTGCGGCTGAGGAGCCTGCTGTTGCCGCTGTTGGGGGCGATAGCTATCGTAGCGCATCTTTTCTGCCTGAAGCGCAGACAGACGTTCTTGAGCCTCAATCAGCGCGTCAGAGTCTCCGGACCCATAGGCGGCTTTGTATGCTGCCTTTGCCTTGTCCAACTCTGCAGCAACACGCCCCTTGGCCTGATTGACCAGAACGCCTTCACCTTCCGCAAGCGTTTTGCGTAGGTTTTCGTTCTCTGCCTTGACCTGCTGGGCGTAGCGTAGCGCCTCTTCCTGAAGCCGTGCTGCCTCTTCTTTGCGGCGGCGCTCCTCATGATACTCAAACTTGAGTTGCTTGATGCGCTTCTGAACGCCCTCGCTGTAAGACTGAATCTCATCATCATCAGGGATTTGAGCTTCAGAATCGTTTGCACGCCGTGGCTTGCCACGGTCAGACTCAGGCGTATCATCAACAACCTCGATTTCGAAGTCATCGTTTTTAGATTTGTTCGATTGAACTTTTGAGGAAGTCTCTTCCTCAAACTCAAAATCGTCTTGTTCCATTGCTTGGTTCATGCGCGGCTATACCCCCTTGGATCATCGACAACCGCTTCTACGGTGTCGTCGTTGATGAGTCGAAACTCTTTTCCATGAATCTTGAATCTAGTCCCAGAATACGAACGAAAGATTACGAAGTCGCCCTCTTTGCAGTAAGCTCCATTCGGAAACTTGTTTGTGTCGTTGTAGGCATCTGGCCCAAGCTTCATGACAAAGCCGATAATTGACGCCGTTTCTTCAGCAGACTTCAGGCCATCCGGCATGAAGACACCACCCTCGGTTTTTTCGCTGATTTCTGGGACGCCGATAAGGACTTTGTATCCTTGAGGTTGCGGTAGTTTAGACGCTACGCGCTCGTCTGTTGTTTTCTCACCCGTGTACATTCTCGTTCCTGCAGTGATTTAAGGCTCACAGTCACCCTGCGCGGACTACCCGCGAAGCTCTCCCGGCTTGCAAGATACCTTAAAAGTTCTAACTTTCAATGTATCTTTTCTCGATATCCGCAATTTCTCCTTCAATGAGGCTCAGTGCTTCGTATCGGCCAACGGCTCGATTGTACTGTTCAAAGCTATCCGCGCCACCACCCGCGAGAAACTGTTCCAGACTTTGCTTAGATTCTTGTATCGTGCGCTTGATTAGCGCAATCACAGTATCATCCATCTCCCTTAGCAAGCTCCTTTGCTATTTCGATCCCAAGTTTAGCGCCCTCTTTGCGATCTTCGCGCTGGGCACTTTCTAGTTCCGTTGCGAGGCGAACACCGATACGCGCCCCCTCACGCTGGTTTTCAGAAGAGATGCGCTCGGCTTGCAGCTGGGCATTTGCCTGCTTGTTCAGTGCATCAAGCTGCAGCTTGGCCTTGTCCATCTCAATCCGGTGCTGCAATTCAACCTGCTTTATTTGAAGCTCGGCTTGCTGCATCTGGATAACGGGGTCTTGCATCTGCTGCTGCGCCTCTTGAGCCGCCGCCTCAGCCTGACCTTTCTGCAGAAGTTTTTCCGCAGCATCCTTGGCGAGACGTGAGACCTCAATCTCAACGTCCTCTGGAAGAACTTGATCTTCGTTTGGCATTTCAACGCCAAGCATCTTTTCAATCTCGCGACGATACTGCATCGCGACGTGCTCTGTAATGTGAGAGGCCATTGATTGACCAATTACCTCAGCAAACGGAGACTGACCGACGATCTGCTGTATCTTCGGGTCTTGCATCGCAGCCAAGTGAACGGCGATGTGTGCCTCGTGATCTTGATACTTGAACGCCTTTACGGGCTCTTGCTTCAGGATCATCATGTTTTCAGTCACGGGGTCTGCGGGCTTGATGTCTTCCGGCAGCTTGATGATCGAGCTTACGTCCTGAATGCCAAGAACTTCCAGCATCTGACGGTGCAGCTTGCCCATGTCATAAAGCTGGGGTGCCTGCGTGGAAAGTTGAAGTGCGGCTTGGTATTGCATGATCCGCTGCGACATGGTCGCGGCATTCGGGTCAGACACAGGAATTACATCGACGCGCCCGTCAAAGTCTTCAATGCGGTTAAAGTCGCCGCCCATCTCATAGGCGTATTCTTGTGGCATGTAGTCATGAATGATCTTTGCGAGGATACGAAGTTCATTCTTCATGGCCGCATGCAGTCGTGCCTGCACGCCACTCATAACCTTCATGGAACGCTCCATGAGGGCGAGCGTTGTACCCACGGGTGCCTGCGCGTTGATGTCGCCTACTTGAATGTCAGCAACAGAGCCAATGCGTCGTCCCTCTTCAACGATGTTTCCAAGCAAAGAGTAGAGTACCGATGAAGGCTCTTTGTAAGGGATAAACGTGATTGAGTCGCGAATAGCGCCACCCGGTACGTCCACATCCCTAAATTCACCCGGCATGAGAGGAGTGTCATCGCCCTTGATGCGAAGACCGCGAGCTTTAAGACCTGCCGGAAGGTTTGATAGAGTGCCAGCATCAATGAGTTGGCGCAGAATCGACGTAGCAGATTTAGCCAAGCCGCCCATGATGTGGATAAGCCCGGTGCCGTAGAAGCCCAAGCCGGGAAGGTATTTGTAATGGACGAAGTGCATCCGCTTTTTTTTCTTCGGATCGTCTTCATACCAGTTCCTCCGAATCGCCAACACTTCTTTGGACGACCTGTCGATAGTGATCACATAGGGGCGAGCAATCCCATCCGGATCGTCAAACCCTTCGGGCATGTTCATGGTGACATGCATTTCAAGAAGGGTGTAGCGATCATCATCCTCAAGGACGGCGCTTTCCCCATCAAGTTCGTTGTACTTGTCTTGGATGTCACTGAAGTCCGGTCGCGGGTCTGGAAGGTCTACGTCCCGGTACATGCCAGCAACCTGCATTTCCAAGATTTCATTCTTGGTTTTTTTCATGACATGCGTGTAGCGAGGGCACGTCATGAGGTCTGAGGCTCCGTAAGAAACAACAAAGTCTTCTGCGGGAATAAACATCGAGCAGGGGCGCTCAAGGATTGGGTCGTAGTACACCTTCTTGAAGGACGAACCAGCAAGCGGAAGCTTGAAGAGCATCTGCTCCATCTCGTCGCGGTATTCCGTCATTTCTTCCGTGATGAGATAGTTCATCTCGGTCTGGACGCGGTCGGCCTGCTCTGTCTTCTCAGGCGTCAGCTTGCCCATGATCTTGGTGCGGACGGGGCCAGAGGCGGGATAAAGCTCACCCATGGCCTGCGCTTGGAAGCGGATCACGGCTTCAGTAAGAACAGGGTGAAACACGCCAGATGCCCCATTCCATGGCTGACTGCGTTCTTCAACCTTCATACCCAAAAGGTCTAGGCCCTTGATGTAGGCGCGTGACCAATCTCGACGGGACTCTCGGTCAGATTCAAAGTCACCAACAAGCTCAGACGCCATTGACTCTAGGTCTGCCTTGTCGATGGATTCGGCAAGGTTTGCATCATGATCTGTGCCAAGAAGCTCTTCGGTAATTCCGCCCTCGAAGTCGATGATCACGCCGCCGTCATCTGTCGCGATAGAGACAGCTTCGGGGTTGACGATCTCTACTTCGATTTCCTCGGCGTCAGTGCCTTCGATGTCGAAGTCCGACGGCTCCATGCGCTTTTCAATAGCCATTCACAAGCTCCTAGTAGTACTCGACTGGCCTGCGGTATTTCGGCTCGTCATCCCAGTCATCAGATTCGGCCCTCACCCAGCCACCTTGCCTGAACCTTAACAGAGCTTGAGTGGTCGAGTCCACAAAGTCATCGTGCTCCCCAGAAGGAAACGCGGCGCATTCCTCGATGACCTCTTCTGCCCATCGCGTGGGAGGATACCATATCGCTCCGCTGGCGAACAGGTCTGTAACAGCGTTTACCCTTGCGATCTTATCCTGACCCCGTGAGGGGGTGAACTCCGTCACAGGAATGCCCATGGCTCTAAGCTCAAAGATCAACGGAGCACCAGAGGCCTTTTTTTCTACGATCATCTGATCAGGTTCAAACTCCTTGAACTTATCGTAGGCTGCACGCTTCAGGTCTGGGAACTCCAGCTTTTCCTTGTAGGCATCCAGAAGGATAATGTTTGGCATAGACTTGCCATTCTTGTCCGGGTGGTAGAACACACCCCACGTCGTGCAGGCGCTGTAGTCGCTTCGCTGCGTTTTCAAGAATGCGGTGTCCCAAGACTGGATGATAGCTTCGCAGGAGGGAGGTTCCTCATTCGGCCACTCTCGCCACCAGTCTCTCTTGATGAGCGCCCCCTCTTCAGAGGTTGGGTCTTGCTGATACTGGGCAGACCACTTCGAGATAGAAAGTTCTGCCTTCAGTGCTTCCAGTTCTTCCAATGACCAGAACTCAGGCCAGAGAGGGTTTCCTGATGGCATGATCGCCGGGAACTCAATCACCTCCCAGTCATCCATGCCTTTGCGGTCTGATGTGGATTTTAGAATCTGTCCTGTCAGGTCTCGCTTTGCCCAGCGGGTCATGACGATGATGATGGCACCACCGGGCTGCAGACGCTGACGTGGGCCGGAGGTATACCATTCATAGACCCGGTCATAGACTTCCGGGTTGAACTGCCCC